CACCGATAAGATCATCCATATCTACGGAAGAGTCTTCTAAAGAGTCATCATCTTCATCATCATCTTCACCTAGTGATGAGTCTTCACCTAGTGATGAGTCTTCAGCCTTGTTCATATCATCTTCATTGTCATCTTCTGACTTAGAGATTTGAGCCTTTTCAGCTTGTTCTTCTTCTACTTTTTTAGCTTCTTGATCGTCTTTTTTAGATCCTTGATCATCTGCTTTTGGCTCGGCGTTGTCATTCTTTTGAGTCTCTTCTACTTGAGTTTTTTGAGCATCTTCCACGGTTGCATAAGCTTTTTTCTCATCCTCTGTTTGAGCCATGTTTGCTTGTGCTTCGTTCTTTTTTGCTTCATCTTCCTCAAGGTTTTTAAGAAGAGTAGGCTCGATTGTAGCTTTCTTTCTCATTGTTTCTTCCATATCTGCAAGAGCCTTGACCATTAACTTGGCATCTGGATTGCATGGGTGAGCGGTAACGGATACATTTAATATCTTTGCTTTTGTGATAATATGATCATTTGCTTTGTCCCGCTCAATAACTTGTCCCTCAATAGAGAAACCAATAGAGCGAGGTGCTTGAACATCCTTCAAAATCTTAGCCATATCATAGGCATCCTTAGCCTTTGGTCGATCAAGGAAGAGGTAGCCTTCCACCGAGGTTTCAGCATCCCCCTTAATGATCTTAGTGGGGTAGCCTAGAATATTTTCTGGTCCTGATTGATGCTCCCAATTGAAATAGCCTTTATCTAGGAAATATGTCCAATCAATCCCATCTTGCTTGATGATATCCCCCGCTTGATCCTCAATCTCGGATGAAACAATACCCTTGACAAAGCCAAGCTTATCATCGGTTTTTGTGCTGTCATCCTTGGATAGATCAATACTTGTCCATGCGGAAAAATAGCTTTTATTCATGTATGCAACCTTTCTTTATATCGATTGTAACACTAGGTCTAAGAATGGCCCTGACTTTTCAGCTAGAGCCCGTTCATGTTGTCGAATGATCTTTTTGCACCATGTAAAGCCTGCATCCCCGCCCCAAAGTAGCCAACTAATGTATGCTTTACTCTTACGATCGTTATGATACCCTCTCTCTTTATAAACCTTATGCCTAGAGAAAAAGGAGTACATTCGCTTGATCGTGTCGTAAGTGACATTCCCATGAATGAGGGAGTTGGCACGAGCTACCCCGCTACCAATCTTAAGTTTGCCAGCTTGTTGGGTAGTGAGGCCACCTTTTCCACCTGTCTCGGCTCTCAATTTTAATCCCCTCTTAGCATTCTCTCTGACCGTCTTAGGTACTGGATAAGAAAGTTTTGCTTCAGCCATATTATTTTTCAACCTTGTGAAAGTTTTATCTAGTGTAAAGTGTTGTATATTCTTTTCTTTTTGATTGATATACGATACTTATTCTTGATCCGATACGATCTGAGGCTCTTGCTTTTTTTCTTCTTGTGGAGGGGTAGGTGGAGCATTGAAAAGTGGATTGCCTATTTTATCTCCCATGGGGTGAGGTGGCAAATCGTACTTGGCTCGAATTTCATTCAAAGTCATGAAAGCCATCTTTTTAAGATCCATCTCAAGTTGCTTATCCTTGGGGATACTATCAAGACCTACAAAAGTTAACTCATACCTTGAATCAATTTGATCAATAATGTAGCGATTGATCCAACTTTCAATTGCTCTAAGTAGTGGTCTCAAACCTTTCTCTTTAGATAAGATTGCTCGATCTTGTACCCCCATGGAGAAAATAGCTGAGGATTGACCTTCTACCCCAAAGTTAAAACCTATTTCAGCTGGGTCGATTTGAAACATTGCACAAGTAATCTTCAAGAGGTAATTCATCCATTCTTGATATTCCATCTCTCGATTTGTGTTGCTCAAATTGATAGATTGAACTTCTTCATTATTACTAGGATCAAGCTGGATAAGCGGGGTACGCTTACTATTGCTTGCACCCGTCAGCATTGAATAAAACTCTTTTCTAAAGCTTTTAAAGAGATTTGGATTCATCTTTGATTTGATTGCAATAATCCCGCTTGCACTAATCCCATTTGTAAAGTTGTTGCTATTGAATATTTCAGCATTACAAATATGAGTAATGACCTTTACAAGTTCCTCTAGTTCTGGAAAACCGTACCCTCTAAATCTAATCTCTGATCTTGGTCTACGAATGCCCCAACACAAATCTAAAGCCTTGTACTGAGCAACGATTTGATTATTTAGCACCTGAACGAATTGCACACCATCGGGGGAGCGACGGCCTTGCTTTTTCTCTTCATCGGTAAGGGCTGATCTTCTAATTGTTGAGCTATCCACATTGAGAAAACCACATACATATCCATCTTGATTACGAACAATTTCAAAGCATGCTTGATCAAAGATCAAAGAGTCCCTCACAAGCATACGAAGAAAGCCTTCAAAGTCGGTTTCAAAAGTTATTCGATTGTCACCACATGATTTAATAAATTCGGTGATTTTTAAAATGTTTTGCTTGTCCTCATCACTGGCTAAAGCCTTACGATCCTTGAGCCTGATTTGAAAACCTAAGCCGTCATCCTCATTTACGGCTTTAGCAAATTCGGCTACCTGATTTATTCTAGTATTGATAACCGAGGATATAACGGGGACTCTTGCCATCGCATTTAAAATATCAAAAGTTAAGCCCCATGTTCCTCGGTGAGTAGGCTCAAGGTTGACCATCCCCACATTCGCAATATCGGCTGGATTGATTTCCTTACTCATGACCGTAGGTTTATCATCACCTTGATCTAGTAGTCCCTTGATAAAAGACTCAGTATCATCTTCTTTTTCTAAGTTTTCGGTCATTGCTTGTTTAAGCAAATTGATTGCTGCTTTTGCAAAAACCTCTAAATCGTCTTTCATCTCGCTCATAGTATATCTCCTTGGTCATTGACCTTAATCACTTCTATATTGTTATCTCTCAGATAGTTTACACCATCCACCGCCGAGTAAGAGCCTTGAATTGTGAATACTTTCTCTATACCTGAATGATGGATCAATTTAGCACACATAAGACAAGGCTCACCGCTTACGATCATAATTGAGCCTCGTATATCAGCATGTGTACGAAGAGCATTCATAAGGCAATTAGCCTCAGCATGATGACAACCAACCTCAAGCCTTGTCCCACTTTCTACACAATCACGAAGACAACCGCTTGAGCCACATAGATCATGTTTATGTCCTCTTGGTGTCCCATTGTACCCCTCAGCTAGGATTGAGTTTGAAATAGGATTTACAATAACCGCACCGAATTGCCGTCTTGAACAAGGTGATAAACTTGCGAGTTGTATACACTGAGCAATTCTGAATTTTAAAAACTTAGCCTTCATTCTAGCAACCGTCATCAATCCCCATGAGAACGGCGTAGTCATATATTTCATTCGCTAGGCTTTGGATACTATTACCATACGGTCCACATTTATCTAGTACTTTGCCAGTAGCATAAAAGCCGATTGCCTTACACTCATCCCCACCATGATCATCAAGCATTTTCTTTAGCATGAGGACACCGTTCTCAGCATCGCTACATTTTGCACAAGGCTTGTACTTAGGCATGATTTGCATTGCACCTCTTGCCCCTTTACTTGAGAGAGCATCTTTGATAAATCGACTCTCATGGAAGGCAATGGATAAGACCAAGTATTTATTTACATCGTGCCTTACTGCATGGTCATGTAATTGTTCGCACTGAACAACACGATCCATAAGAGTACGACCTATTAACTTTTTATAACCTGGGGAGATAGGTGCTTCAGAGGGTGCAATGATTTGCATCATGATCCACCAACATAGGATGAACGAGTCTGTCATTTAAAACCTAGTACTTTCATGGTGAGGGGGTAAACTTCTTTGATTAGCTTGAGCATGCTACTACCATGCGTCTTGATATACTGCCAAGCCTGCTTATCGTCTTCTTTAAGAGCAAGGAAAAAACAAGCCCATGTATGAATATCCCCAGATAAGTGACAATCAACATAGATTGATTGAGGTAAACATAGGCTAGCGATTTGAGGATCAACGCCCCTATTGATAAGCGTTAGGTATGAAACTCTTGCCTTGTGGATACTCTCTTTTAAGATCAATTCAGCTTCGCTATCTATAACACCGTTCCCCTTGTTTATCTTTCTATGAGCAATAATCTTGGAGGGGTAAAAATGCTCGTCTTCTGAGATATGTACGATCTTTATACCTAGATCGAACTGAAATAGATCCATGGCATGTTGGAGAGGTATGTGGTATGAGATTGTAATAGGATAAGGCTCACAAATCCCCTTGATGATAGATGACCAACGCCACATTAAAGACTTGTCATCTGGCTCAAGCAAGGCTGAGTATTTTGTCAGAGCATAGGTTATTTTTGTTGCCAAAATCTCATCATTCGCACTATGTGTAAGTAAGGAATACTGATCCATCTAATGCACCTTGCTACCTAGTAACGCATCAATCTTTGTTTCAAGTCTTGCTACGGCAATTTTTGTCTCTTGTAATGCTTCTACTAATTCGTGCAAGGTTTGTTGTTTAGCTTCCAAGCTTGCTACTTTCTCTTCTAATTTCCCCAGTGATTTGGCTTGCTCTTGTTTCTCTTTTAAAGAAGTATAGAAAAGCCCTACAAGACCTAAGAGAGTTGCATAAGTTAAAGTTACTTGTTCCATAATAAGACTCCAGATAAAACGGATCCTGCTAGTACCCCATAAATAAAGGGTTGAGTTGTACTAGGTTGAGGCTGAGTTAAACATTTTGTGATTTGATTTTGAGCATTTACTAGCTCTGCTCGCAAGACTGAAATTTGTTCTTGCAATGCACTTATCTGAGCCTTATCCTCAGCTTGACTCACTTTTGTATCAATGTAATGTGTTGGGGTGTATAAAATTCCCTGCTCTAGTACCATGCAACCAACGGGAAGTCTTTGCTCTTGCTCATAGATAATGGGACAATTAACATGGTGCTGAGTACCATCAGTATTTACCCAAAGACCAAGTTGGAGAATTAAGCCGATCATTTCCATTCACCGTCAAGTTTTGAAATTGCCTCATCCCTTGCTTCTTGTCTTGCCTTTTCAATCCTGTAATTCATCAAAATTTCCATGTGTGCAAGCTTGTCGTGGATTTCAATCGCTTTATGGATATGGTCTTCAATCGCTTGTGCTTGAGCCTTACTATGTTCTTTTGTTGTGAATAAGAGCCAACCAATCAAGCCTGATATCCCTGTGCTAAGCCAAGCCATGACATGGGGGAAGTAAGCACATAGGATTAAGAGAGTGATAATAAAGGTTGTATATTTAGCTGTAGTGAGATTCATTTGTATCCTTTGATCTAGATACTCGGATCATATCATAAAGAGCTTGCTTACTCTGAACTTAGGTTAGGGGGGTATTTCATGGGGGAGGGGGGGAGGGGGGGGTCTATATAGCTTCCCAAAATTTCTACCTTGTGATGAGTGAGTATGTACCAATAAAAAAAA